TAAATCCACCAGAACCTATAAAGAAGAATTTGTTGCCAGATGAAGACATACTTAATGCTACGCCCTCACCATGGAAATCTGAAGACCAAGTTTTCTTAGCAAAGATGCCGAAACGCTCAAGTAAGTCTTCATCGAAGAACATGACTGCATCGTTATTGAAGGTGACACCATCGGGATATCCAATGACAATTTTGTCCCCAATATCCAAAACGTCCCAGAAATTACCTGCTACATTGGACACACCCTGTTCCATGTCATCAAAGAGAAGTATCTCTGGACCTATGCCATTGGGATTTATCTTTCTGCCATAGAGATGTGAACTACCAGAAGGTGGCTTGTTAGAATAGAAAACATAAGCCTGACCATTGAACTCAAAAAGTTTCATGGTAGTGTCTTCGCCAACAATACATCGCTGCGGATTGAATAGAACCTCACCACTGGCTTCGTCGATTGCCATCACCCAGACATAGGCCGATGTTGTAGATCCCTCATTGATTAGCATCTCCAGCAGCGCGTAGTAGGTAACACCGTTCACATGTATGCTGTCGCATCCCTGTAGCGGCCTGCTAGTCTCGTCGGGGGAAATGATTTCAGTCTCGGCGGGAATATGGTTGCCTATATCCCTAAGAATGTCTCCTGTTTTAGAATAGGCATAAGCTTTGTCACCAGAATGAAGAAGTAAGTGGTCTTCTGTTCCGATTATACCTTTACTATCTGGAAGGACCGATGGACGAATAAATCGCGCAAGCCCTAATGGGTTATTATCAAAATATTGACCGTCCTCGGGGTCGGTATAGGGATCAAAAACGGAGAGAAATTCAGCAGTAGTAGACGCCACATCGTCCTTGGTTATGGTGACACTGTCAGTCCCACTAAGCCTGAGTCGGATAAAAATCTCCTCGATAGTCGCTGTTATAGTGCTGGTGTCAATAGTGATTGGACTTGCATAGGTGATCTTCCAAAAGATATTCGACCAATCACGAATATATAATATCCCGCCCGGGATATTTAAGTAGGTCTCTAATTCTATCACGAATGGACCTCCTCCTGGGTTAGGGCGGGGTACAACAAACGCCAGGGTAACGTCAGTTGCATCTCCAAATACATATATTCGTTCGTCCCCGGCAATGATGCCCGTGTAGAAGGACCACTCTTGATAGTATTCAGTCAACACTCCTAACCCTATAGAGTCGTACCCGAACCTTTTATCAATACGGTTGGCCTTGATAAATTGAGCATTCTCAACCTTCGTAGGAGTGCCCGGGCTAAGGCTTTTAGGATCTGTCTTTTGATCCCCTCCCTGAGCCAAATTCAGCGTTACTGTTTGTTTTTGTAATGCCATCAAAACACCCAAAATTTGAAGGTTGCCGGTGTACCAGTAGCAGAAGGAACCAGGGTAAGCGTACCACCCGCATCAAGAGGGCCTTTAGTTCTGTAGAAATTAACTGCCACAGTAGTATCAATCAATATCCAACCAGCTGGACTCTCATTAAGTCCAGTATTTATATCGAATGGTTGTGTAGTTGTAGTGATTACCTCATGAATAGAACCCCTAACAAAAGGCAGGCTTGCAATAATTTGAAAAGCCTGCTCTACGTTTGATTGGAATAGCTGAGTCTGTTTATCAACTATCCCGCCCATTTTCCTAAAAAGGATGTTCACCAGACATCTCCTGTAGGACCATACCCATCGCGAGATTCGTATGTCTCCTCGATGCGCTCCCCCTCGTTGATATCTCGATCTATCTTCATCTGGTCAAGAGCAGCAGTTAGCCTTTCCCGTTCCATGAGGAGTAGGGAAGGATCAGATTCTTCCTTTGCCAGCATCTTGATAGCCACATCGACAATCAGAAGATTCTCAAACCCGTTGAAAGTCTCTATCGAGTCACTTTCATTTACGAAAGGAGTAGCTACAGGGATATACCAAAGCTGGTAAGTGCCATTGGCAGAATCCCTTGGAGTCATCTGGATCTTGTCTTTGAAAATACGATAAGTCACATTGGCAGTAAGGGCATACCTGAAAGTATTCTCAGTGTTAGTTCTTCCTCTCCAGGGAGTCTTCTTCATAGGATAGAATCTATCTGTAGCTCCTGAACTAATACTTCGATCCAGTCCGGCAAGCTTGTAGAAATCCCCAGGTAGGTCAAATAACCCGTCAGTGCCAGGCTGCAAAACAAAAACAGTAGGCTCAGCAGGTAGAAAGTAATCTTCATAAGCTTCCACCATCACGTCATACCAGGTGTAAAGAGCCTCGTTGATATAATTCAGAAGCTCAGGATCTTCAATGAAGTTTGAGTTCTCCATGTTAGCCTTTTGACGGGCCCGAGCACGGATTTGAGCTAGTGTTACCGACGACATTAGTAGCCCCCGTGTGAACCGTGAGAATTACCTTCCATCTCTTCTTCGTATTGCTCACATGCTTTGTAAGCTGCCTTGAAAGCCCTGCAAAGCATCTTCACATCGTCAGACCTGATAGCTTGCATCATAGCGCCGCAAGACATTTCCAGAGCCTCGTAAGAACTCATCATAGGCTTTGGCTTTTCTTTGTCGTAGTCCATTGGCTTCTTGTCGTAGTCCATACCCATTTCCATATCAGGACCTTCTTTCTGGGGCATGGTGCTCATGCCGCCGATAATTAGTCTGGCGATTCTATTTCGCCTTCTATTCTGCAACATGAGCCACCACCTTTAGTATATGACGGTAGAGTTCTTAAGAGTGATTTCGAGAAACAAAATACCCCCGGAAGCAATATCCGCAGCAAGGCCATCATCACTGGCAACGACAGTAATTTCTATGGTTCCAGCTTCAACATCTTCCGCTGTAATCTGGACAAACTTACCTTCTCCAGCAGCCACAGCGTCATTGACGTTGGCGCTAACCATGTAGAGAGCGTTGTAGTTGTCCTCTAAAGTAATATCGTAAATACCAGGGGATGCACTTAGAGCAATTGAAAAGCCCCGACAGTCCTGTGAAGCAATGGCACCAGAGGTACCAATAACGACACGACCGTAAAGGCAAATCAATCCCTTCTCTAATGCCATCGCACCCGGCTTGAAGTTTCTATCAGCCATTTCATTTCTCCAAAAAGGGAAAGGCCCACCTATTGCAGGTGGACCAGGGTAAGTCTTAAAGCTGGATGTTGATCATTGAGCCTGGAGCACGAACGCCGTACTGACTATATGAACCATGTCGAACTTCCGCACCGTCATCTGATGCCTGACGGAGCATTTGGAGCCCGTCGGGAGAGATGATTTGGACCGGATCGCCCAGTGAGTAGAACTTTTGGTATTCGAGCTGTAGCCCGAACACGCGGTTGTCAGGGCAGTTGTGGTCAGGGATTACCTTGATCGGGCCACGAGTACCGTCAACCTGAACACCTCGAAATGACACACGGGGTGTTACGCCAATATCTACATACTGGACCTTGGACCCGAGAGCATTTTTAAGATTTTTAAAGGTGTTATGGCTCATAAAGAAGTGATCCAGTGCGAAACCACCATTGGCCGCAACGATAGCGTCAGCCTCAGTCAGGACCTCTTCAATAGGCCCGTTTGTTCCGTCCAACCTGTTACCACCCAAACGGGTGATGTCAGAAGTACGATCAACCCCGAAGAATGGAGTCGAAGTAGGATCGGTAGCAGGGCACCAGTCTTCAAGACCAGAGATACCAATTCCACGGTCACCGTCTACGAACAAGAAGTCATTCGCTGCGATGGTACCGTTTGTATCGTAGGTTCCGGCAAGAGTCAGGGTAGGATCAGATGATTTTCGGTTAACGCCTAGAACCTCAAAAGTGGAAGTCCCGGTTTCTGATATCTTAGCAATACCGCCAGACTTAGCAGCAAAGAGAACGAGAATCTGACCAACTTCAAAGTTGGAGATGTCACCAGCATTGAGAATCGTAACCACAAAGGTCGTAGCATTCTCCGCTGGCTCTGCCGAAATCTGGCCAAGCTGTGAGGAAGAATCCCGGTACATATTGATCGCCAAAGAGCGAGTCAAACTATTGATTGAACCGTCGATCTCAGTGGTAGCCGCTTCCAAAAATGAGTTGGGATCACCCTTGGATGCCTGCATCGTCTCGTTATCGATTGTCGCTATCGAATAATCCTTCACCCGAGTCAACAGGAAGGATTTGAATAGGGATGAAGTCTGCTCTCCTCGGGCCTGAGCCTTTTGGAAATTCTTAGAACGGCCCTGCGGGTTCCCGTAGAGAATCGGAACTGGCAATAATTTACCACCGAACTTCATGTATTTTGGAATAATTGCGTACAGTGGATTGTTCCTGTACGTCATGTCAATAACCCGATCCCGAGTATAATGCTCTTTCAAAACATCATTATAGGCCGCTAAATCAGCTCCTGTTGCCATCTCATTCTCCAATATATTAGATTTTTGTTAGTTCTAATTTTTTGGCTTGAATAACGATTCGCCTGATATATCGAAGTCTTGTTTTTGGTAACAGCCCGTGAGTTTTCGGGGAGAAGGGCATAGCAGAATTACCGCTGCTATTATGCCCCATTACTTATGGTCTGGTCAAGT